AAGAATCCCAGTTGAATATGGGAATTGAGATTGAAAAAGAGCACACTGATGATCCCGCTGAGGCTAAGAAAATAGCTAAAGACCATCTTAAGGAAGATCCAAAGTATTACACCAAATTGAAAAAGATGGAAGCCGGGGCCTGTGATGAGGCCGTTGCAATCAAAGACGAGTTAAAGGATAAAGTTGTGGTAGCCTATAAGAAGTACAGGGAAACTGGTAAATCTCGAGAAGAGGCTGTCCAACAAACGAAAAAAGATTTTGAGGATGTAACCGCTCCAGAAATTCGTAATATTTTAAATATCGAGGGAGTTAAGGAGTCTAAATTTTCGTTTATGAAGAAACAAAAGCCTCTTTGGTTGTGCAATGAATGTTTTAAAACCTTCCGAGCTGATGAATGTGCTTGTACTTTCTGTGAGAGTACAGATGCAGAGAATTTGTTAGAAGGATATGGAGATCTTGCGGGCTCTACCAAGGAAGTATTTAAGGTTACTTGGAAAAATACTGAGACTGGAAAAGAAGAATCAATAAGGGTGATGGCTTTTGATAAAGAAGATGCTAAAAAAGAAGTAGAAAAGAATCCAAAAAAGAGGGTTAGTAAAGTTGAAGGTCCAATAAAATCAGCGGAAAAGGGAAATGAAGCCCCTTTTGAGCAAGTTTCGGAAGGATCCGATCTTCAAGAATCAGTATCAGAACTTGTTGGAGAAACTCCTGGTATAGATATTGAAAATCAGAAAATTTTGAATTGGGCCATTGAAAAGAATATTGTTTCTAATGAATGGCCTTCGGTAGAGCAGATGATTGATGTTGTAGCTGGTTTGGATGTTATTGATAAGTCCGGTGTTGAGGATTCCGATGGATTGGATCTTGGTGAAATTGAAGCAGTATATCTTAAATATATTTTATTACCAAAAGCAACTGCAGCTTATGCAAAGTCAGTAAGTGAATCATTTGACTATACTGAACAAGAGGGTGTTCCAAAAGCAGGCAGAACCTATCTTATTCAATCCAGCAGTCATGGTTGGAAAGATGGCAATTATAAGGTTACTGAGGTAGAATGGTCTCGAACTCTTCGAGGTGATTTAGGTAAGTATTTTAAGGTAGAAGGTGATGATACCTGGTGGCTCGCTAAACTTTATAATTTTAAGGAAATTGATGTAGAAGAGGCTAAGATTAAAGAGTCTATTGATGTGGGTGAACTTGGATTCATATCTCTTGATGGACAAATTGAATTTGCTGATGAAGAACATCGGGATGTCGCTGATGAGGGTCTTGCAAAATATTTGAAACATGAAGAGCGTGCGGAAATGCGGGATAAGTGGGGTACTGAGGCCTGGATTGATACGTATTCAGATTTGTCCGGAGCTGTCAGGTATTCTTTTACTCCAGATAGAGAACTAATTATAAGTTTAGTTCAACCTGTAACTTCATCTCAGATGAGCAAAATAAAATATATGGCGGATCTTGTAGATTATGATTCTTTATACTTTGATATCAAAGAATTGGATGGCAGCGAGCAAGCCGTAGATTTATATAAGATAGTCACTTCTGGTACTTCTTTTCCTAATTTTGTAAAGGAATTAAGAAAGTATAAGTTGATAAAGGAAGGAATCACTGATGAAGCTAAGGACAGAAAAGAAGTTGAGCCTTTTAGAACGATAGAAATTGTTAAAAGTCAATTAGATCCAGATATGTACAATATTCGTGTAGTGTCGCTGCCAAAAGGAGATATTGTAATCTTGGATACTAAGCCTAATTCAAAAGCAGCTATGGCAAGAGGTAAAGAACTCGCTGATACTTTGAATGCAAAATTTTTGGGGATTATTGATGAGAAGAAGCTTAAAGAGCAGAGGCATATTGATTCAAAGTTTGAAGAAGGGGATAAAGTTGAGGCTTTGGGGGATACCTATGAAATTATTGCTATAGGTAGAGACTATTTGATTGTTAAAGATTCCCATGGGGAAGAAACTACTATAAAGAAATCTGATGTGGTTGAATCCAAACTCCAAGAGTTAACCAATAAAGGAGTAGAACTCAGACTACAACATGATAGAGATACAGACGAGTGGGTGGTGGTTTACTATGAAAATGGTAAACGTAATGAGGATAAAACCTGCTACACTGGTGACAAAGAAGATGCGGAAGCAACCATGGCAGCTATGCAAAAACAAGTTGATGCTAAAACTCCTGGTTATAAAATTGAATCCAAACTTAAAGAACAGGAAGAGGACTCTTTTACAACCATAGCTAAGGGAATTACAGATAAGGCAGATGCTGAAAAACTTGCAAATGAAAAAGATGGTCAAGTTGTAGTAGACGAGGATGATGAAAAGAAATTTGCAGTGATCATGAAGGAAGAATAATGCAAGATATAGTTGAAAAACTTATGAATGAGGATCAAGAAGACAGATATGATCCTAAGAAAAATCTTCGCAGTAAAATGATAGATATGTTTTACACAGAGGGGTTTTCACTTGTGGGTGAACGCCAAGCTGCTACAGGACGGTATCTAGAGTTTAAGAAAGATGATGATGTTATCAAGGTATTCATATAATGGATGAACTTCTTGAAAAATTAGTGATTATGGAAAATCAAATAGAGTACAAGTATATATCTTTTCGTGTAATAGAAGAGAAGCCTAAAACAAAAGTGTGGGGCTGTTTCAGTAAACACGGTGATAAGCTTGGTGAAGTTCGATGGTATGCCGGATGGCGACAGTATTGTTATTTTCCAGAAATCGGCACAATTTATAGTTCGGGCTGTTCAACAGATATAGCTCATTTTACAAATCAAGTACAGATAGGTCATAGGTCATAATGGATGAACTTCTTGAAAAAACATTAATGGTAGAAGAAGGTATAGGTAAGTCTTTGGCTACTGCCGCTGCTACAGGTATTATTGGTGGGGCTGCTATGTTAGGCGGCATTCATAAAGCTGCTTCTGAGAAACCTTTTGAAAAGTCTCCTGAGGAACCCGCAATAACCGCCGCGGCTGAAGTATCTAAAGCAGAACCCGAAGCAGAAAAGGCAGAGACAGTTGATATGCTTGTAACTGCGTATTGCCCTTGTGCAAAATGTTGTGGTACAGGTTCACCAGGCATAACAGCCAATGGTCATAAAATACAACCTGGAGACCATTTTGTAGCCGCGGATAAAAGGTATCCGTTTGGTACAGAGTTAACTATTCCCGGGTATAATAAGGGTCAACCCGTGAAAGTTCTTGATAGAGGTGGAGCTATAAAAGGCAATCGAATAGATGTGTTCTTTCCCACTCATCAGGAAGCACTGCAGTGGGGCGTGCAAGATTTAGATGTTACAGTCGTTTCGCCTCTGGGAGAAGCCCGGGGCCATTGGCGAAATTGGGAAGAAGAAATTTATTGTCCCGTTTGTGGATTTCGTTGGCATGCAAAAACATTAAGAAAAGATCATCCAACTGCTTTGAAAAATATGCGATGTCCTGGTTATTATGATGAAGGAGGATATCATGAATGTCCTGGGGATTTAAAAAAGTATGACAGATAGACTATATGAAAATATGCTGAATGCGGATAGAAAGCCATTTTCGAAAAGATTAGGTAGAAAATCTGTGCACATATCCGAGTCTTCTATTGATTTCGCGAGGGACGGTTTGGATGATGCTATCTGGATCAAGGAAGATGATACATATATTTTACGAGAAGATGTGAAGAAAAAGATACTTGCTGTTCTTGAAAAGTATTCGGATATCCCATTATTGGAAATTGCTAAAGAGATTCGTATAGTAGGCTCATTGGCAACAAATCAGTATTTGGATACTGCGGATTTGGACATTCATATTGTTCCGAAGAATCCAGATGATTGGTCTGAAAAAAGTATAAAGTTACTTATGGATTGGTTTAATGATCATCGGGATGAAATTGATGGATTTGTTGAAAAACACCCGACGGAGGTTTATATTCAGTTAAATCCAAACCAGGATTTTATGAGTGATGGATGTTATTCTGTATTAGAAGATAAGTGGATGGTTGGGCCAAAAATTGTTCCAACGTCGACGGACCCTTATGATGATTTTTCACATATTGCTGATATTGTTAGGGGCTCAGTAAAAGATGCAGATGATCTTTTTGCAGAACTTAAACGGGATATTATTGATTACGATACAATTAAAGTAGCAATGGAGAAAATGTCAGGGGAAGATAAGCAGAGATTGCTTCAAAAATTACAAGACAAACTTAAGGAACTTGAGTCTGGTATTGAGGAATTGTATAAGGAGCGAGGTGAATGGGTTAGTGCTCGGCATAATGCTTCTAAACCGGCAACTCCAGAGCAGGCGTTGAAAGATGTTGAATTGGCCAAAAATTGGAAAGATGTGAATGCAACTTTCAAATTTATTAATAGATACCAGTATCTGAGAACTATCAATAATTTAGAAGAGCTTTTAGCAGATGAAAAAATTAGTTCAGATGAAGTTCCTATTATTAAGAATATTATGGGGATGAGATAATGCCTACAAATATGATACCCCGTGGAACAATTGATGTTTTACGAAATTACGTTGATGTAATTATGGCGGCGGTGGGAATAGATTGTACTTTGTATATTCCAACAGATGCTTCATTCAATGTGGCGGAAAAGCTAGATGTATTTGCTAAACCCAGTGATTTTACATATACAAGTTACTCAGCAAAAGTGTTTATCAACTGGTCTCCCAATGTTTATAAATTAAAGAAATTAGGATTGTTTGTTGAGGGTCAATTACCAATTTTGGTATGGTTTGGTAATAAGGCTACGGTTATTGATGATGGCGAAGTTAACCCTGCAGGGACTGTAGCAGCTATAGATACTTGTTTGAAAAGTTATTTTAAGATTGAGCCAGAGTTTATTCCAGAAAATTATGAGGGAATTGAAGCATTTGAATTAGTTAATGTTGCTTCAAAAGGTTTTCAGGACGCTATCATAAGAAAGATATATAGTGCCGTTCCACGCCGGGTTCAGATTTAGAGAGGGAAAATAATGAAGTTGAAAAAAATAAAGAACGATTCTGATACATCTGTTGAATTAGATCATAAGAATGGGGCTAAGACAACTTTGCCTCCGGGTGCATCATTAGAGAATATTAATATCATTAATCTTAGTGAAGTAGAAGGAAAAGTTAAAACCACTTCCGATCTTACTGAAGTTGTTGAAAGTGAAGGAAAACAAAGATTGGATGAGTAAGTTTAAATGCAGTATGTGATTAAGTTAGAATGCGATTTAAAGAATGAAGCAGAATATTTTCAACACCAAGCTGCTGCATTGGCCGCTATGAAGTTATATACTAATTATATCTCAATTAAGGGTGATATATTTGGTACCGGCCCCGAATTATTTGCAGAACAGTGGCTGCGAACGGCTTTTAGTGACTCTGATATATATTTTGAGAATTTAATCTTGATATATTTTATTAAGATTTTATGGGGAGTTCAACATGGCAAGTAGTTCTTTACTCCAGTCATATGATAGTGCAATGAAGGTTCTCCTGTATGATAAATTTGCTAGTATACTAAAGATAGATACTCAGTCGAGTTCAGAAGAAGAAAATATCAATTTGGGGATATTTAATTTTCCAAAAGATGTTGCACAAAGAGTTTCTGCTGAAAAAAGAGGGCAGACTTTTTTAGAATTTATAAATTTTTGGAGAACGGGTGCAAATTTTAGTTGGGAAAGAAATAGATCTGTTCTGGCTAGAAGAGGTATGTGGATAGGTGATAAAGATACCGAAGGACGGAATACCGTTCATGTACAAGCAGTTCCGATTAATTTGGTGTATGATGTATGGTTTTGGAGCGTAGACCGAGATAAAGTATATCAGATTGTTGAGGATTATACATTTTGGCAACAAAACAATGCCAAGATTACTCTTACATATACGGACGTTGCTGATAATGAGTATACATTAACTCCTGATATTCATTTTGGAAGTATAGTCGATGAATCTACTATTAGTGAGCAGTATAGAGAAGGTATAATGCATGTATTTAAAATGCCTATTCAAATGGATGCATGGGTGTTAAAAGGTCTTTCGTATAAAACAATTAGTAAAATTAAGATAACTTTTTATGATAAAGATGATCTTAGTAGTGTAGCAGATTACTCAGAAATTATAGTGGAAGATGATGATCAAGATACAGAAATGGAAGCTGCTCTTAAGTATTTTAGTAGGTCAATTTATGATGATTATTCAATAGATCTTACTGCTAATTCAATAAGTGTTCGAGGTGATTTTGCAAGTGATTTTGTTGCTGAAGATAGAATAGAAATATGGGGTTCAACAGATAATAACGGGGTTTATGCTGTTTCAAGTCTCGGTGCAACATATGCAGATAATATAACAACAATTATACTAGATGAAGCACTGACTAGTGCGACAGCAGATGGAACAATTTATAAAGGATAGAATAACATATGTTTTTAAGTTTGTTAGAAAAAACTACCAGCATTTCCGAAGATTTATTCCATGTTAGCTATGAGAATAGAGGAAAGAAAATAAGATTTTCTCCAAGAATACCAGATTCTGAAGAAACTGCTGGAGAAGAAGACGAGACAACTCCTCGAATTAGTTTGTCTCCTACGATAGAAGGATGTCTTTCAGCGATAGCACCCATAATTGATACAGATATTTATTACGTGTATCAGCTTATTAACAAACCAAAACTTTATAAGCCAACTAAGGAGCAAGTTCCAGATGTAGAAAAAACCGATGAGATTTGGGCATTGACTGATACTGAATTGGTTTTGATTTATAAAATTAAATTTACGGAACCAATGGGTAGATTGGATACGGATTATTCTAAATTTGAAATTATAGAAGAGTATAGATAAGGAATAGTATGTTTGTAGACTTGTATGATTACATTAGGGGGTACGAAAATGCCTTGCTCTTGAATGAAGTTCTGTCAAAAACTGAAATAGAGCGGATGAGAACTGAAATAGGTACTCCGGAGATACTTCCTTGTACATTTGATGTATCAATTCCGGGCTGGCTCGAAAGAATTGGATTGTGGGGTAAGATAGATATTCGACATAAAAATCCTGAGAAATGGAGAGGTAAGAAAAAAGTAACTCAGGCTCAATTTATAAAAGGGTTGATGCCTGATAAGATAACCCAATATTTTGGTAAGTGGGAATTCATTAAGAAGGGGCTGACAAAAGTTGAATGCCAGCGTACGTATTTCGGGATAGATGGTAAGAAGTATGTGGAAAGGTTTTTGGTTACTATTAAGCTTAAACGGGAGCTTAGATAGCATTAAATTGAAAAAAGAATTGAGCTGAGAAAGATGATAGAAAATTGGGATCAATATAAAGATTTAGAATATTATCCAGACAGAGTCTGCAAGTGTGGTTGCGAAGGTAGAATAAAAGTAAGGTCTTCTCACAAATATGATGGTATTCCTCAGCATATCTATGGGCACGGAAAGGGGAGAAATTTTTCTTTAGTAGAAGAGGTAGAGGCAATACTAAAGGGTGAGAAAGAAGCTCCACTCTGCGAATGTAATTGTGGTGAGAGAATACAAGTACTGCTACAGCATGAGTACGCCGGGATTCCTAAATACATCCATGGTCACAATGGTAAAGGAAAACCTTCTGCTAACAAGGGTAAAGTTAGCCCAAATAAGAATAAAACTTGGGAAGAAATATATGGAGTAGAAAAAGCGGCTGAGATGAGAGAGGGAGTTGTGGAGTGGACTAAAACTCCGGGAGCAATAGAAAAAGCAAAGAAAACTCGAAAAGAAACTTATGAGAAGAATGGTGGATTAAATCATCCGCCTGATTGTACTTGTTGTATTTGTAAAGCTAAGCGGGGTGAAACCAAGGGAGAAAACAATCCATTCTATGGCAAAGGTTATAAGTTTGAAGGTGAGAAAAATTCTAATTGGCAAGGGGGAATTTCAAAATTTCCCTATGCATTTGAATTTAATGAAGAATTTAAAATGCTGATTAGAGGAAGAGACAATCATATTTGTCAACTTTGTGGTAAAACGAAGGAGGAAGAAGGTCAGAACTTGGCCGTACACCATATTTACTATGATAAGATGAATGATTGTACGAATGAATTTGATTTTATAACCCTTTGTTTCGGATGTAATAGTAAAGTTAACTTTAATCGTGAATACTGGACAGAATTTTTTAATCAAAAACTACTAGTTTTGATAGAGGAGAATTAATATGAGCAGCATTTTTTTAAGCCCGGGAATATATGTAACCGAGAAAGATATTTCTGAAATTGCTCCAATGATTGCAACTGCATCAGCGGCGCTTGTAGGTTACTCTGCTAAAGGGGACGTGGATAACATTCGGCTGATAACTACTGATCAGCAGTTTATTGAGCAGTATGGTGAGCCAGATCCATCTTCAGGACATTTTTTCCATTACGCAGCTTTAGCTTATTTAGCAAGGGGCAATGTATTGTACTGTTTGCGAGTAGAGAATAGTGCTTTGTATGGAGGTGCCGATATAATGCATTCGACTTCACTTGAAGATAGTCGAGCATTTACTACCGGGGCTTCAGCCGCTACGTTTTCTGCTCCATCTGGACTTGAAGACGACTGTGTAATGCAGATTTTCGGGGCGGATCCAGGTGTATGGGACAATAAGATCGGCATTACTATTACCGATGTCAAGGGTGGAGATGATGGTGTTCCAACTGATCAATATACTTTTATAATTAATGTATATTATCAAAATGACGATGGTGCTTATGAACATGTTGAAAGTTTCAAAGTATCCCGTAAGGTAAAAGTGGATGGGTTTGGTAAACAGCTATATCTCGAAGATGTGATTAACGGGGTAAGTAGCTACATTTCCGTTGCAGATAGTGATCTTGCAGATACAGCTTTACCAGAAGAATTGGCTATTGTTCCTGCAACGGCAAGTAGTATTATTCTTGCTAGCGGTTCTGATGGAAGTGAAATTTCCAATACGGAGCTTATAGCAGGATGGGATGAATTTTCTAATCCAGATGATGTGGATATTAGAATTCTTATTAATGGCGGTGAAACAGAAGAGCCCGTTCAGCTTAAGATGAAAACTGTTGCAGAAGCAAGATTTGATTGTATTGCAGTTCTAGATATGCCTTATGCTTCTACCAATACAGTTGAAGATATGCTGACTTTTAGAAATACTACTCAGAATTTTAATTCCAGTTATTGTGCCTTATATACTCCATGGCCTAAGATATATGATGCGTATAATGATCTTTTGATTACAGTTCCCCCATCGGGTCTTGTAGCAGCACAGTTTGCATACAATGATTACGTAGGCAATCCTTGGAGCGCTCCCGCTGGATTTACTCGAGGCGGATTGGATGTACTTGAAGTAGTTAAGTTGGATGGTAAACCATTCTCTCAAGGTGATAGAGATGTACTTTATCCTGCTCAAATTAATCCTCTTCAAATGTTTAGGGGCGAAGGAAATGTTATTTGGGGGCAAAGAACTGAACAGGCTAAAACTTCTTCTTTAAGTCGGGTTAATGTTAGACGACTTTTGATTGTCATAGAAAAAACTTTAGCAATTAGTTTGCGACAGTTTGTTTTTGAACCAAATAATGAAATAACTCGATTTAGAATTGAATCTTTATTGGATGAGTATCTAGATAACTTATCTGCTCAAGGAGCTTTTCAACTCGAGGGTGGCGATAAAGGATATCATGTTGTTTGTGATGAAACTAATAACACCCCAGCGACGATAGACAATTTTGCATTGAATGTAGATGTTTTTATTAAACCGGTTCGTGCTGCTGAGTATATTAAATTACAAATTATTCCAACAAAAACGGGTGCATCATTTAAGGAGCTTATCGCTCGCGGGATTTTATTTTAAGCTATAGCTATTAGAGTTCTTATAGAAACAAAATAAAAAAGGAGAAATTTTCATGGCAAAAATGAGTGCAGAGGATTTTAAGAATAATCTTAATAATCCAGCTAGATTATATTTATGGGATGTTATGTTTACTAATCCCATTGGAGGCGGAGATGCCGATGCTCTTGAGTTGAGGTGTCAAACTACTAATATTCCTGGGAGAAGTGTTGGTGAAATTCTTGTACCTTTCAAGGCAACTGCAGGAATAAAATATCCAGGTAAACTTACGATGTCGCATTCTTGGCCGGCTACTTTTGTGGAAAGTACTGATAAGAAGATATTTACTGCTCTTCATGCTTGGAATCAGGCTATTATGGATGCTCGAACAGGTTTAGGTAGACCAGATATCTTAATCAAAGCTAATATTTATCTTCGATTAATGGATACTGCTGGAACTATCTATCAAAAAATTAGATTAGTGGGTTGTTATGTTCAAGAGGTAGCAGATACTCCCGTGGCTTATGAAAATGAAGGTGTTATTATGTACGCCGCAACATTTTCCTATGACTATTGGGATGAAGCGTAACAATTAATTAAGTAAGTAGGTGTGTAGAAAATGCCACAGAAAATTGGATTTGACTTATCTAGCTTGGGTGCCGGTTATTTGCAGAAAACTTGGATGCTCCAAAGAACATTCAATTGGCAGTTAATAATGCCTCGTAATTTTAGAGGAAATATTGGCTTTTTGGTTTCTCAATACTGCCAGGATGTAAATTTTGGCGATTATCGTATGTCAGAACTTTCTACGATGAGATATGGGGCTTACCAAAGATTTTACGCAGGGTTGCAGAGTATTGATTCTGTTACTTTAACTTTTCTTGTACCAATAGATAATTCGGTGTATGATTATTTTTATTCTTGGTCTGAATTAATTGTAGATGTTCATGGTCATTATCATCCTAAGAATGAATATAAGCATCCTATCTATATTATCATGTATGATAGAACCGGTATTCAAGCTACTAAGTTTACTTTAAAAGGGACTTTTCCGATAAATAAAGCTGCTGCAGGGTTATCTTATAATTCTGAGGGCGTCTTAATGTTAACGATGCGTATGAGTGTTGATTCTATAGAACCTAGTAGTTTTCTTGGAGATATTCGAGAGGGAATAACAAATGCTATTCAAGGTGTTGTAGGTAAGGTAGGAGGAGCTCTCGGATTTTAAAGTATTGGGATCACTAAAGTTAAATAGATTATACCAGGTTGGAGAACTTGGTTATTGTAGTAAATGAATAGATAGAGAATTTAGTTAGAGAGGGAAAGTAATGAGTACATATCTACCAATCAATCTGCCTTCAAAATGTCTTCCGTATGAGGGTGTTAATCCAGAGGATATTACAATTCGGGCATACACCGCCGAGGATGAAATTTTCTTATCTGAGATTAATCCCGTCAATCTTGAATCAAAATACCTTATGGTACTTAAGAAAGTACTGCGAGGAATAGATCCCAAATTACTAACTCTCGGAGAT